TTCGAGAAGTGGCTGCGCCTGAACGTCACCGGCGGCACCTACACCGAAATCAGCAACATCAAGGCCTACTGCGACGGCGCCGTCAGCTTCGGCACCGGCGTCACCGTCTATGCCAAGGCCGTCGCCAGCTACGCCACCCCGGCCGAAGCCACCGGCACGGCGGGCTATACCGACATCAGCACCTACACCAGCGGTGCCCCGCTGTCGCTGGGTGCCGGCCCCTACACCTCAACCGGCGAGAAGGGCGACCACCTAGTCATGATGATGGCCGTCGGCACCACGGCCAGCGGTGGACTGACCCCGACCGAAACCCTTACCATCGGCTGGGACGAGATCTGATGCCCTGCCCGGTGCATGAAATCACCGTCGGCGAGCGCGGCCACCGGCACGGCACCGACGGCGGCGTCACCGTCTCGCTGATGGACGAAGACGGCCGCATGTTCAAGCGCCGGGCCATCAAGGAATTCGGCGCCGGCAGCGGCGAAGAAGTCTGCTGGCTCGTCGTCGAGCTGGACGGCGTGCGCGTCTATCAGCAGGGGCAGCACGTCATCGTGACGAAACAGGATCTGTACCCGTAGGGGGAAATATGCCGATCACCACACTAGACCTCGCCCTTGCGGGGATGAAGCCGCCGGAGTATTTCGCCAAGGCAGTCACGGGTACGCTTGTTGCCGGTCGCCCGATGAACCTCAATTACCTTGCGGGCGTTCCTGGCGCAATGGCGGCTCCGTCTTCCCCAGGCGTTGCAGGCACGGCGCTGACCTCGTATGCAGGCCAGATTCCAATTCCTGCCGCGTCGGGTAATACGCACCTTGCGCGGTTCTCTGGTGTGTCATCGGCTCAGGGCGGCATCCTCATGCTGTGTGATCGCCTGTGGCACAACAACGCCCTGTCCGTGACCACCACTACGGCGCAGACGGTCAATAGCGCGGCATGGCCCGCACGGGACAAAAACGCATCGACCAACGGCGTCGGCGTCTATATCGGACTGGAAATCTCTGCGGCAACGGGCGCGGGTGCTGCCACGCCGACGATCAGCTACACCGACGAGTCAGGGAATGCGGGCGCTACCGGCTCGATGCAGGTTGCCTATGCCGCGTCATCCATTACCGGCACCTTCTACCCGTTCACCCTTGCGGCGGGAGATACCGGCGTACGCTCGATTCAGTCCTGCACGCTCGGCGTCTCGATGACTTCCGGTTCAATCTCGTTGGTGGCTTATCGCCCCTTGGCGATGATCGAACTGGTTGCTGGTGGTATTCCGAACGCGGTGGATGCGCTGACCTCTGGAATGCCGCGCCTCTACGACAACACGGTGCCTTTCCTGCTCTACATCCCGCAGACCACAACGACCTCTCTAATTACCGGCTCCGTCGTTTATACGCAGGGGTAATTCGTGGGCGACAACACCAATGACGGCAAAGACTTAACGGGCCTGCTTCTTGCTCGTCGTCGTCGTCGTCTATCCAATGACCTACTGGTAGCGGCGAATCCGAACGATGCCGCTCCGGTAGTCTTTGGCGATTGGCTGTTTGATGCGGGGTCGGCAGGCACACCGCGCACCGCCACCGCCAGCCTCTCGGCGGCGGTGCAGCAAGCCATGACGGCGACGGCCACCCTCGGCGCCGCCGTTCGCGCGACGCAGAGCAGGACGGCCAGCCTCGGCGGCGTGGTTGTCAGCCAGTACAGCCAGAGCGCCACCCTCGGCGCCGCCGTGCGTCAGGGCAAGACACTCAGCGCTTCGCTGGTGGCCGCAGTGCAGCAGGGCAGGGCCGCCACGGCCGGCCTCACCGCCGCCCTGCGCGCCGCGCAAACACGCACGGCCAGCCTGACCGGCGCCATCCGCGCCGGGCGCAGCCTGAGCGCCAGCCTCGACGCATCGATTCAGGCCAGCGGCGCGCGCACTGAAACGCTGAGCCTCTCGGCCGCGATCAGCACCGCCCGCAGTGCCGTCGCCAGCCTCGACGCCGCCATCGCGGCGCCGGCCAGCCGCAGCGCCGGGCTATCCGGTGCGGTGCGCGCAGCCTTCGCCGCCTCGGCCGCACTGGAAGGGGCGATCCTCCAGGCGAACAGCGCCAGCGTCGCCCTCGGCGCCCGCATCATCGTCAGCGGCACGGCCAGCGCCGCCATCGATGCTGCTATCCAGGCCGCTGCCGTCGCCCAGGCAGCGCTCGGCGCGCTGATCGTCACCGAGTTCGCTGAGCCGCCGGCCGGCGACGGCTTCAACCCCCGGCCAGCCGCTGGCAGCCGGCCTGAAATGAGCGCCGGCAGTCGCCCGGCCAGCGCAGCAACGCAACGCACCGCCCAGACCCACGGCACCCGCCCGGCCAGCGCCGGCACCCGCCGCCCTCACTGAAAGCCCCTCATGGCCTACACACTGATCACTGCCGCGACGCAGGAGCCGGTAACGCTTGCCGAGGCCAAGCTGCACTGCCGCGTCGACGGCAATGAAGACGACGCCCGCATTACCGCGCTGATCACCGCCGCCCGCCGTCTGGCCGAGCAGAAGACCGGCCGCGCCTTCGCCCCGCAGACGTGGGAACTGGTGCTCGACGAATTCCCCGAGGCCTTCATGCTGCTGCCGGCCCCGACCACCGCCATCTCCTCGGTCAAGTACATCGATGCCGCCGGTGTCGAACAGACGCTCGACCCCTCCGGCTACCAGCTCGACAAGGATTCGCTGCCCGGCTACCTGGTGCCCGCCTACGGCACGTCCTGGCCGTCGCCCCGGCTGCAGGCCAACGCCGTGCGCGTGCGCTACACCTGCGGCCATGTCATTACCGACGCCCAGCTCGCCGCCCTCAAGGCGTGGATGCTGATCGCCATCGGCACCTGGCACAAGCACGCCGAGGCTACCGCCGACGGCAGCCTCAACGAGCTGCCGCGCACCTACGTCGACGGCCTGCTCGACGAATACAAGGTCTATCTGGCATGACCATCGCCGCCGGAAAACTCGACCAGCGCGTCACCTTCCAGTCGAAGAGCGTGACCAAGAACGCCATCGGCGAAGAAGTCGTCAGCTGGGTCGACCTCGCCACTGTCTGGGCAGAAGTGCGCCCGGTGCGCGGCAGCGAGTTCTACGCGGCCAACCAGATGCAGCAGACGCTCGACCTGCGCGTCTTCATCCGCAACCGCGCCGGCATCGTGCCCGAGCTGCGCCTGCGCTGGAAGAGCACCAACTACGACATCACCGGCGTTATTCCCGGCACCGGCAAGTACGAAGGGCTGATCGAAGTCACGGCGGTCAACGGGGTGCGCAATGGCCGATGATGTAAAAATCGAAGTCAAGGGGATCGACGAACTCAAGCGCGCCCTGGCCGATCTGCCGAGCAAGCTGCGGCGCAAGGTGCTGGTTAAGGCGCTGCGCGCCGGCGCCAGGGAAGTGCAAAAATCCGCCCGCGCAGTCGCCCCGGTGCTGGCGGTGCCCAGCCCCTACCGCACGAAGGGCCTGCTCAAGCGCAAGATCAGCGTGCGCGTCTCGAAACAGTCGCGCAGCGAAGGCAACGTCGGCGTCTTCGTCAACGTCCGCCCGGCCAAATCCGGCGACCGCGGCGCCAACAGCAAGCTCGACCCGTACTACTGGCGCTTCGTCGCCTTCGGCACCAAGGCCCACACCATCAAGCCGAAGACGGCCAAGGCGCTGGCCTTCGGCGGGCGCGTCGTCAAGATGGTGAAGCACCCCGGCACCAAAGGCACCAACTTCCTCGAAGCCGGTGCCGATGCCCTGCCGCAGGCGCTGGCCGCCTTCGAGCGCGACGCCGTGCCGGCCATCGAAGCACTGAACCACCGGGGATCATGACATGAGCGCCGAATCCGATCTCTACGCCGTTTTGGCCGGTTACGCGCCGTTGACCGCGCTGGTCTCGACGCGCATCGACCCGGAAGCGATCCCAGAAGACCATGCGCTGCCGGCCGTGGTCTTCAGCGTCGAGAGCGACACGCCCGAGTGGTGCCTGAACAACAGCGTCGCCGCCACGCCGTACCGCTTCCGCATCGTCGGCTGGGGCACCACGCGCACGTCGGCCAAGGCCGTAGGCGATGCCATAATGGCCGCGCTGATCGCCACCGGCGTGCCTTACGACAACCGCTTCTCCGGATTCGACGCAGATGTCGGGCTGTTCGCCGACGTCACAGAAATAACCTGGTGGGGCTGACCCGCCGAAACCTGCAGTACCCGCCAACCACAACCCGCTCCGGCGGGTTTTTTCATTTAAAGGAGCAGCAAAATGGGAACCCCCCTGATCGGCCGTAACGTCCGCGTCGAAATCTCCAAGACCGAGGCCGCCGCCAAGGTCGTCTCCGCTGTCACGCAGGCATCGCCCGGCGTCGCCACCTCGACGGCGCATGCGCTCACCGACGGCTCGGTCGGCTACTTCGGCACCGTCAGCGGAATGGCACAACTAGAAGGCCAGGCCGTGCGCGTCGATGCGCCGGCCGCCAACACCTTCGAACTGCAGGGCATCAAAACAACCAACTTCCCGGCCTTCACCGGAACCGCCAACTTCACGCCGATCACTGCATGGTCAACGCTGTCGCGCGCTGCGTCCTACAAGATCGGCGGCGGCGAGGCCGATCAGATCGACATCACCGTCCTTATCGATGTCATCAAGAAAAACGCAAACGGCCTGCTCGCGGCGCAATCGGTCAGCATCGATCTCAAGCTGGAAACGCAAGATGACGAAGCCATCGGCCTGATTCGCACGGCAGCCATTGAGCAGGCGTACATGGTTTTCCGCATCACGCTATCAGACGGTTCGCAACGTTTGTTTCGTGGCCAGCCCTCTCTGCCCGGGGAAGACGTCAGCCAGGGCTCGCTCGGCACCGGCAGCTTCAACGTCACCGTCTCCGGCGCTGTCCTCTTCCTGCCGCCGGTGGCCTGATGAATAAGGAGCACCTGATCGCCGCCGCGCTCGCGCAGCGCGCCGAATGGCTCGATGTGGACGGCGGCAAGCGCGTCCGCGTGCGCCGCCCGTCCGAGGTCGAATCGCTCGCCCTGCTGCGGCGCAACGATGACGGCACGCCCTACCTTGCCGCCGGAGCGCCGGAAGTCAAGAAGCACGTTGTCGGTTGGGAAGGATTCAGCGAAGCAGATTTCGTCGCTTCCGGCTCAAGCGACGCCCTCGATTTCGATGCCGACCTCTGGGCCGTGTGGATCGACGACCAGCGCGCCGCCATGCAGAAGGTGGCCCAGAAGATCGTCGACCTCGTTGCCGCCCACGAAAAGGCCGTCGCCGACACCGAAAAAAACTGATTGCCCACATCGATGCCGCCGCCGGCATCGAATGTGAAGGGGAAACACTCCCCGCCCTGAGCAACGCCGACATCTTCGCTTTTCGCGTCGCCGCGCTGCTCAAGACGGGCACCGGCGGCATCGACTGGGCCGGGCTGCCGCTGGTCGCCGCCTGGCTCGGCATCGACGACCCGGACGGCCTGCTGCACCGCCTCGAAATCATCGTGACCCACCGACCGAAAACGGACTGACATGGCCATTGCCAAATTATCGATCGATCTCGAAACCCGCCTGGCTAGTTTCGAAAGAGACATGAAAACCATGGCGTCCCTTGCCGATGGCGCGGCCAGCCGCATTCAGTCCGCTTTCTCCGGACTTGGCTTGCTGTTCACGGGCCTGGCAGGCGCCTTGTCTGTCGGCGCGCTTAAGGGCGCCTTCGACAGCTACGTCGAAGGCGCGGCGCGCCTTGACGATTTCGCCGAAATCGTCGGCAGCACCACTGAAAAAGTCAGTGGACTAACTGCCGTCGCCAAGATCAGTGGCACCGATCTTGGGCAGCTTGAAGCTGGCATGGTCAAGCTGGCCAAGGCCACCGCCACGGCCGGCGACGAAACGACAGACACCGGCGCCGCCTTCGCCGCGCTCAAGCTAGACCCGGCGGAATTGCGCCTACTCGATACGTCAGATCAGCTCAAGCTGGTCGCCGACCGCCTGGACGAATACGAGGATAGTGCAGCCAAGACCGCTGTCGCCACTGTTCTGCTCGGGAAGTCCGGCGCGCAACTGCTGCCCTACCTGAAAGATCTGGCAGCCAGCGGCGCACTGGTTGTCAAGGTCACAGGCGAGCAGGGCGCAGCCGCCGAGGAATACGAGAAGAACCTCAAGCGACTGTCGGCCGCCCAGGGCGCAGTCGCCAAGATGATCAGCGCAGAAGTGCTTCCAGCCGCCAACGTCTTCGTAAAGACGATGGTTGACATGATCTCCGGCACCGACGGCGTGCGGGGATCTGCCAAGGCACTGGCCGCCGACGGCAGCATCAGGGAATGGGCGCTCGGCGCCGCGCGTGCCGCTGCCTTCGTCATTGACGCCTTCGACGGCGTGCTGCGCACGGTGCAGATTGTTGGCAAGGGCATCGGCGCCGCTGCCGCGCAGGTCGGCGCGGTCATCAGCGGGGATTTTAAGGGAGCCGCGACCATTGGCAGCGAGTATCTTGTCGACGCCGACGTGATACTTTCCCGCAAGCTGTTTTCAACTGCCCTCGAAGAAAACATCGGAAAACTCAAGGCCACCGGATCGGCCGCGGTCGAAGCCCGTGAGAAGCTCAAATTCGCCGGCGGCATCGCCGCCAGCGGTGGTGGCAAGTCAGGTGGAAGGGGCCGGGGCGGCAGCGAGCGCCTCGCTGGATTCGTGGATTACGATCAGCAGCTCACCGAGCGCATCGCCGCCGCCATCGACAAGACTGACGTCGTCAAGGCCGCCACGCTGGTGCGCGAGTTGCAGAAGCTCGACGAACTCGCCGCGGCCGGCCTCGACCCGGCAATCGTCCAGGCCGTGCGCGATGACCTGACCGGGGCCACCAAGCTCGCCGCCGACGAACTCGCCCGCCTCAACAGGCTCCTTGATGAGACCCCGACCGGAAAGCTCGAAGCCGTCCGCGATGACATGATATTTCTCACTGGCGCGTTCGAAAAAGGCCGCATCGCCGAAGAACAATATCTCGAGGCCGTCGCTGCCCGCCTCGACAAGGTGTCAGAAAAGACCAAGGATGCTGCCGACGAAATGGATGAATTTGCCAAGTCGGCCGCGCAAAACATCCAGAGCGCGTTGGCTGATTTTCTTTTCGATCCTTTTTCCGAAGGGTTGGATGGTATGGCGCGGAAATTCACCCAGGTTATCCAGCGCATGCTGGCCGAAGCCGTCGCAGCGCAACTTGCCAAAGCGCTTTTTGGCGATATGGGCACGACCGGCAAAGTTGGTGGATGGATCGGCGCGGCCATTTCCGCGATTGGTTTTCACCAAGGCGGGATGGTTGGCGCGCCAGGGGCAGAAACATTTACCAGATCAGTGCCGGTCACGACATTTTCCCGCGCCCGCCGCTACCACAGCGGCGGTCTGGTCGGTGATGAGGTCCCGGCGATCCTGAAAAAGGGCGAACTGGTGTTGACCCATGAGCAGCAGCGCGGCATGGTCGCGGCGCCAGCGCCCGCCCAACCCCAGAATATCCGCATCATCAACGCCTTCGACCAGTCGGTCATCGGCGACTATCTC